AAACTCGGTTCTTAGGAAGGCGGCTGCCGTCTGCCAGTATAGGATCGCGTCGGCTTCGGCACGATTAGCCTGCATAATCAGGCGTTCGTCACTGACGGGTGTAGATGTAGTATATGAACTGTCGCCACCCTGGAGGGTTTGGAAAAACAGTCCCTTATCTGAGAGGCTACCCGTCTCGCGTATCAGCCGGCAGACGGCGTAAAACACCACGACGGGAATCAGTAACGTACGCAGCTTCTCAAAACACTCTTCCGGAGTATCCGACCGGAGCGAAAGCATCATCTCGCGATAGAGGTTGTCACCCATGCGCGGCATAACGATCGTATCTTCCACCACGCGGAAGTGCGAACGAAGCCGAAGGAACAACAGGCGGCTACCGGTAATGTC